AAGCTATTAAGGAAACTGGATTAAAGGTTGAATTCTTTGATCCTAACAATGATCCATACAAAGCATCTCCACGCCTTGCTACTGAAGACGTGCGTAATAATAACCATCTCTGGGTATTTTCTACAGATGATGGTTATGGCACAACGGCGATTACAGCAAAAGATATTGCAAATAATCCTATGTTGGCTACGACTAAGGAAACATTCTCTGGAAGACCAGCAAGAGTTAATGATATCTTCCGGGTTGTTCACGATTACTTTGGTCACATTAAAGAGGGTGTTGGCTTCAGAGCAGATGGCGAAGAAAATGCATGGCGTTCTCATGCATCAATGTATTCACCATTAGCAAGACGGGCTATGACTTCTGAAACACGTGGTCAGAATTCATGGCTAAACTATGGCCCATTTGGAGACAAAAACAGGACTGCACAAATACAGGACACGGTATTTGCTGATCAAAAGGTCGGCTTGATGCCAGAGTTTACAATGTTAGAAGGTGCAGAGGACTTCTTGGCTCCTTCTGGTGAGCAATTCTCTCGTGCAAGAGCAGCACAGACTGCCATCAATGCAAGGATTCAGGCAGCACCTACTAATGATGGTATCGTGTCGAAGTTTGCGTCAGAAGTGTATGTAAAGGATGGTAGCCTTGGCAGTGGCCTTGGTGGACTGAAGGTTAGGTTCATTCAGGGTCTGTTTGATTATCTCGCACCACTAAAGCTTATTGCACCAAATGCATATAAGAAGTTCCGCATTGCCAATAACTCAGCAAGTATTGCTCTAAGTGTTATAGCAAACGGACCTATTGAGCGTTTCAAGGGTGGCTACAGGACTATTCCCGGTGCAAAGTCCCTTACTGCTATTATTGATGGTATTGGTAAAAAGTACGGCCCAGAGGGTGTTCATCTCTGGACTGGTTATATGGCTGCTAAAAGGTCAAAGCGTCTTATCCTCGAAGGAAGAGAGTCGTTGATGACACAGGCAGACATTGATGAGATGCTTGATCTCATTAATCAATACCCTGAATTCGAGACAGCACGAAAAGAATGGATAGAGTTCAATGACAAAAATGTTGACTTTGCTCGTGCAAATGGAACTCTTACTGCAAGAGAAGCAGCTTCTTGGAAGGCAAATGGTGATTACATTCCTTTCTATCGTGCTCTTGATGATGACGGTGGTCTTGTCGCTCCGGGTGTAGGAACACTTGCAAGGCAGTCTGATGTATCCAAGAAACTCAAGGGCAGCGATAAGCAGTTGGGTAATATTCTTGAGAACATGATTCTCAATACTGATCTTCTTGTCAGAAAAGCTATTCGTAACGATGCTCTACGTTCTCTTGAGCGTGAGGCTGCAGGAACTGGTGCTCTTCAGAAAATCTCAGGTGTAACGCCAACGTCAGTACTGACAACAGGCAAGAGCATCGCTGATGAAATTGCTGATCATCTTTCCAAGGTGATGGGTATCGATAGGACAGATCCAGCGTTTGACGTGATCGTACAGCCTATCATTGACGCGACAGATATGTCTGACGCTGGATTGATTTCATTGTTTGGGTTCAAGCCTAACATGGACAAGGACGTGATGGTTGTTCGTGGACCTTCAGGTATTGCTGGAGACACAAGCACGAAGAGATACTACAAGATTAAAGATCCGTTGCTTGTCACGGCGTTGACGTTTGTTCCACCTAGCAACCTTGGCTTCATGCGTCTTCTGACAGCACCAAAGACATTGTTTACTCGTGCAATTACGATGGCTCCACCATTCATGGCAGCTAACTTGTTCAGAGATACGCTTCAGGCACGGGTTCTTTCCAACGCGAAGACAATCCCGTTCTTTGACACGACGAAGGGTCTGTACGCATCTCTCAGGAACACTCAAGGAGCTAAAGATCTTCAGGCTGGTGGCGGTTCTACAACGAACAACTATGACTCGTCGAGTTTAAACAGATACAAGAAGTTATCATGGACTTCTCTTTGCGTGGATCAAACGCAATAGTGAACTTCATGATCTCGACAGTGCCATTCCTTAATGCACGTCTGCAGGGTATGTACAAGTTAGGCCGTGCTGGTTTCAGCAAAGAGAACCGTGCCAACTTCCTGCTCATGGGTTCAATGTTTGCACTGGCATCGCTTGGTCTTGCTGCAATGAACGAAGACGATGAGCGTTATAAGAAAGAAACGAACGTATCAAAAGACAACTACATTCATATCTATCTTGACAAAATCCTGCCAAAGGAAGCTCTAATCGCCGCTGGTATCGATAAGTGGACTGAAGACTTTCATATTGCATTGCCAAAGCCGTTTGAAATCGGTGCAGTCTTCATGACTATTCCAGAGCGTATGTATGGCGTGTACAACGGAACGCAACAGGCAAAGGACTTGAGGGATTCTGTCTGGGGTATCGTTGGTACAACATTCAAGATGCACCCAGTCGAAATGATTCCGTACCCTGCTAAAATTGCAGCAGAGCAGATCATGAACGTTGACTTGTTCAGGAAGCAGGATATTGTCCCGGATTACAAGAGAGCACCGGGTTTTGAAGAGGCTGAGTATAAATACGACACCCCTGAAATACTCAAGGCTTTCTCTCAGGCCGTTAAGGATGGCACGGGCGTTGGTATCTCGCCACTAAGGGCAGAGAAACTTATTCGCGACTTTGCTGGAACGTTTGGTGAATACTTCATGATGGCTGGTGACATGGCCTACCGTGAAATGAATGGTATGCCACAGCCTATCAATAAGAGCCTTCTTGAAAGTGTGACTGGTCAGAGTCGATTTGTTAAGACAAACTCACCTGCGTATACACAGCACGAACAAGACTTCTACAACCTATCTAAGGATATCAAGAGCATCGTAAGGGTTCTTGATACCTTCGATAAGGAAAACCCTGAAAAGGCAGAGAAGTTTGAAGAAGCTAATGCTGCATATCTTTCTATGGAAAAGAAAGCTAACAAGGTAAGTAAACAACTTGCAGATCTACGCAGTGCAAAGGAACAGATCTACAGAGAAGGTGGTCCAAACGCAGAAGCTGAGATCAAAGCAATTAATGCAGAAGAAAATGAACTCACAAGAGACTTTATGATTGAATTCAGGGAAGTTGAGAAAGAGTACTGATGTCGCTGTTTAAACGCTCTTGTGGAATCCACCAAGAGTCTTTGTTCCAGAAGTCTTCAGTCTTCGCGTCTTTGCCACTGATCCAACCCTTGATCTCATAGAGAAGTTCATTGTGCGCGATGACGAGAATGTAGTTGTCTGATTCGCTGTCTGGCTTACGTACAATCAGATGTGCTTTTGGATGGGCAGAACTACGCACTTGCATATCTGCCCCAAGGTCAGCTTCCTTACCAACGTTTACAGAAAATCCCCAGTACTTTCCAAGGTGTTTTGCTAACGCCATTTCGGCTGCAGCACCCTGAATATCTGTCTCCCAATAGGATGTTCTAGCTGTGAACTTCTTGCTGTGAAGTCCACGATCAATTGACTCAATACGTCTATCAACCCCAACCATAGCCGCCTGTTTCAGTTCAAACTTTGTTAGGTTAATAAACATCTGATACCCCTGTAAAAAATGCGGAGAATAAGTGTTCTATTCTCCGCATTAAGTCTTAACCAGTATGGAAGGATGTTCTAAAAAAGGAAAAACAGAACATCCTCAGAAAGGGATATCATCATCCATTTGTGTTGTCATAGGTTGGCTAACGGGATTGTTGGTAACTTCACGAAAGCTAATATTACCAGCAAGATATGCGTTGCCGTTCTTGTCTGCCTGAAGCCAAAGAGATATACCGTTCTTTGGGTCTGACATCATGTTGGTAAACCCAGCTTCGATTGGGCCACTGTAGTGAGGAGCCTTCTCATTGTCAGACTTGGTTGGAAAGATTGCACCAATCTTCACATACACTTCTCTGACAGTCTTGCCCTTGGCAGTGACTGCATCAACAACGACTGACTTAAGTTCAACACCATTGACGTTGATACGCCCAGCCCTTGTAACGGTTTCCTGACCGCGTGGTTCAAAGAGAGCGATTTTGTTCGTGTTATCGTAGTTACTCATTTTTTCGACTCCATCAATTCTGTTTGCATTGTTTCTAAATCTTTTTCTAACATATCGTACCTTTTTCTCCAGTAGTTATTTGAATCTCTCCAGCTTTCAAAAGAATGTTTGATATCTCCGAACAGCCTTACAGTAGCCCAGATACCCATAACAATCCATGCAACTTCCACTAGATTACCCGTATTGGCAATTGTAATCATTTTTTCGACTCCAAACGTAGCTTTGTTGACTCTGCAGTTTTAGTGACGTGCTCGAAGAGTGACAAGTCTGCCTCACCAATCTTCATGATAGTTTCAGTGTTATCCCCAACAAGTCTTTCGTATGATGGAGTGTCAGGGCATTTCTCTAGCTTAGAGATAAAAGACTTAGCCCACTCGTCATACTTCTTTCCAGTGAGAGGAATTGTCCAAGATCCTGTCTTTGGTTTTGTCGGCTGTACAACAGGAGCCGTAACTGGTGCTACTGGTGCAGGTGCTTGTACATGTACAGGTGTCTGTACAGGTGTAGGTTGTGGACGTGGAGCGTTAGGAATGGCTGATGCTGCATTTGCATCGTCATCCTCTGCGGCAACTCCCACGATAGCCATGATTGTGTACCTACGAGCGTAGGTCATAGCAGAGCCATAACCCTGTGGGTCTTGCTTCGTGGATATGATTGGATACACTCCAGATATGGACTGACCACTCTTATGTATCAACGAAGTACGTAGCAAAGTAACACCGTCAACATATTCAGTGGTCTGAACAATGGCTAGATCATTGTCAGCAAGTGGGCCACGAACAGCATCAATTACTGACCCAAGGTCAGCGTACTTAGACTTGAAGAACGGATTAGCCTTGTCCTTCGATACGTTGCTAAGTGTCGCCTGTGCTTTTGCTATTGCTGCCGCGATTAAATCAATTTTAGGTATGTCTTCCATTATATGCTCCATATGTTACTTGCAATGAAACGAGACTTCTCATCCCACCTAAATCCGTTAATGTCTCTGGGTGTGAAAAGTTCGAATAGTGTTTCCCAATCGTATCCAAGTGCCGTCTTAATAGATCTCACTGTAGACTTCAACCTATTCATTCCGGTTGTGTATTGATCTTCCGTGAGTGTGAACATGTCAAACTTCTTTGGTGTCGAGTAAACACACATGATCGGTTTGCCAGTCACATACTGATAGAAAGACATCTGTTCAATGTGAGGCTCCTTCATAGAGGAAGGACATCTCCCAGTAGTTTTCAAATCAATGTCGTATCCTTCAAACTGAAAGTCGATGAATCCAAGGAATGGTACTCCTTCGATTTCACCAACAACTTCTTTTTGAAAGGCAGTGTATTTGCTTTCACCAAGTTCTTTTTTGATGTCAAAGCACGTAGATACGTAAGATGGAATGTCATTGTATTCTTTCAGATCATCTGGAAACATTGGCTCACCTCTTGCACGTATAAACGATCTACATGCAATAAGAGTAGCTTGTTCCAGCGTCAGATTAAATCTCCAAGACATTGCAAGTGCGTGTTCGACGGACAAACCACGCTGTGCCGCCGCTCCACTTTTCGTTCTGTACTTGTAGTCAGGGTGATGCTTTAGAATCCATAGAGATGGTTCTTCGCGGTACAACTGAATGTCGGACACCGACCCGCGATAATCACATAAACTCATGTTACCTCCTGCGTTGTTAGGTTTAGGAGCACACTTTTCAGATAAGGCAAACATAAAAATGATCTTGTTAGCCATCTGTTGCGGCATAGTAAAACAAGTGTTAGCGTCCACTGAATGTAAAATTCAGGAGAATTAAATTGGTTAATACATATGATGTTGGTCACCTTCGCAGA